CGCCGCCGAGCGTAGATGAAACAGTGATGTTTCCGAAGACTGCCGCTTGTTGGTTAAACCGCGTATCTGCATCAATCGTCAGCGACCCACCGTTAATGTTGATAGTTTCCCCGTTGAGCAGACCAGAGATTGAATCGCTGTCGTAATTAACAGTGGTTGTGATAGTTTGGTTGGCCATTCTATAGTATCACCTCGGATATATTAACGAGTCTTTCTTGGGCATCGTAAGTAAAAATCTTTCGCAGAGTTTGGGTTCCGCTTGCATGGTTGGATTGTGTAAGTTTGCCTCCAACATCGTAAGTCAAAGTTTTTATGCTTCCATTGAAATATGTTAAAGATTCAACTCTTCCTTGTGCATCATAAACTATCGTTGGGGACTTTCCTATAAATGGGTTAGTCTGTGATGTAATACCGGTTAGTTCTGAACCATCTCCCACAAATTTTGTGGCGGTTACAATTCCGGCATTCACGTTATTTATATTGAGATTGCCTAAAACTGCTACATTCCCTTTGAATTGAGTATTAGTTCCAGCAAAGCTAACGACAGTATCACCAGAGGATGATAAAATATTATTGCCACCTATTCTTATTTTTCCACTGAATGATGTGATTCCGGTATTGGAACCATTACCAATATAAAAGGAAGTTGGACTGTAAATTAGACGATCTGGGCTAATTTGAATGCTGCTTCCAATTGATAAATTTTCAATTAATGGATTATAGGTTAAACCATAATTTGTATAGAGTGATTCTTTAGACGCTGGAGTATTATCTGAATCAACTAAAGTTAGATAGAGTGTTGCATTGGAATTATTACTTTGTGTGTAGATAGTGTATGCGCTATCTGCCATAGGGTCTTGAATGGTACTAACGAGTATATCTTCTTCCGAATTATCAAAAGTTAGCTGTAGAGCCGCATCAGTAGTATTACTTTCTGTGTGAATATTGTAAACGCTATTTTCCCGAACTATGCTTACAGATCTAGAGCTATTTGGTTCAAAACGTACTCTATAACCTTCAATCATACCGATGAAGTATCCTCTACCATGATTGTGCCCTTAACGGGCTTAATTGTCTCAAATTGATTAGTAAGAAGTATATCAAAGTAGTTTCTACCGGTGGATAAAAGTTTTGTGGTTTCTTTATTCATACTAATAGTAACACGTCCGGTTCCGCCTAAAACCTCAGCAACGAAAGAGTTGAATTTGGCAGAAGCTGGATATTTTCTTATTTTGGCTGTTGCAACATAACCGTTTATTGGTAGCGGTTGTCCATCAAAAGAGTCAATCAAAAAAGATACAGAAAAATCTGTACCCTTTTCAATAGTAATTCCGGTGATTTCTTGGGTTGCCATGTCTTATCAGTTAGTAAACCCAACTTTATTGACCTTAATCGCTGAACTTGTAAAAATGACTTCCGTAGGCAGTTTTTGTAAAAATTCTACGCTATAACGGGGAATAGTAAAAGAATTTGAAGTGCTCGCTCCAACAGATGTTGAAATGCTGACTATAATTTCACCACCAGTATCGTTGCAAACTCTAACACAGGTTGCCGAATTGAGACTTGTTGCAGTTCCGGTTGTAGTTGGGGTTGAAACCTGGGTTTCAATTAGCTTTGTAATTTGCATTATTATAGATCATTCTTATGTATTATTTATAAATTTATCTACTGATCTCTTCCCAATCCATAGAACCATGTATACTAGAGTTGCCTAAACTTGCGGCAGCCGCTAAAGTTAATTCAAATGGTGAATTTTTCAGGCCGTCTCTTTCCAGTTGAAACTTAAATAGAGACTCCTTTAGAATATCTACAACAGTCTTAGAATGATTTGAGGCACTGAGATACCCTGATGCTAAAACATGTCCTCCAGTCAAACTTTCACCGTTAAGTTTATATTCAATTGAAGAGTTTATTCCCGAATCAATCCAAGTTCCACCGCTTGTTGTTCCTTTTGAAACAACTTTCCAATTGTAGTTAGAATTATTCGTAATACCCATAATGGACAATGCAGTGAGAATTACTATTGCATCTAATCTATTCGGTGTTGCTTTCAGTCTAATTGAAATAATAGGATATAAAATTCCCGCGACCGGTAGATTTACTGGACCTGTGATGGGCGTACCAATAGTTTGTTGGAATCCTCTTAATTCATAACCACCCTCAGAAATTACGGTTGAACAAACTTGTTTCAATGTACTTGAACTGGTTGTAATTCCTGTATTAGAAATTTCATACCTTAAGGGTAAGCTAGCGGTTGTTATGTAAGTTGTTTGGATTCTATTTGCATGGTGAAAGGAATGTGCATGAATATATTTACCGTCTATTACAAATCCGGCTCTGACTGTTCCCTCTCCCAACCATTGAATATCTGTCCAGAAAATTTGAGCCTTAGAAACATCCAATTTAATTCCAGATGGATTAGATACACCAGCTCCGGTTAAGGTATCAATATTCCATGAAGACTGTGGAACTCTTGTTTCGGAGACTATTCCAGTGACATTACTTCTTTCTACGATGTTTACAATATTTCCATCTTGTTCAAAATATATTCCATTATCATCTCCAAAATAACCAATTCTTTGGCGAAGATTTGGTTTTGGTGCATTCATAATTCCAGTATTTTCAATGGTTAAACCCTTACCTGGCTGATAAGAGATTACTTTAGTTGTTTCTCTTATTATTTGACTTGTAGAACCAGTACCAACCGTGAGATCAACCAGCCCCTGGTATTGATTAAATGAAAATGTGCTACCCGCACCGACAACTATAGTTGACCATAAATTATTATCTCTATAACGGTGACTTGAATCAAATAAGGTTAAAGGGTTTGAAACCTTTAGCCTTCCAAATGCATCATATAAATTTTTACTTGGTTCATATAAATGAGACATTAGATTATTCTCCAACCATTTCTATAAATCACTGTTAACGAGCCATAATTATAAGCTAAAGTTGCACTATCTTTTCCGTCAATCGTATCGGTTCCAGATGGAATTAAAACTATGTAACGATTGGGACCATTAGAAGCCTGGCCCAATTCATCTTTGATGACATAACAAGTTCCATCCTCAATATTAATAGGAAGATTAATCGTCACAGAACCTGGATAATTGACTCCAATATAATAATCGGTTTTTTGAATATTATAAACATTTGAAGTTACGCTTATGGTTGAATATCTAACTCCACTACTTCCTGGGTCTGCTCCTTCCCACTTTTTTGTGTCGTTATTATACCTTAAAAACTTATTATTAGTTTTTACAGAATTTCTGTCTACATCATCTAGGAACTCTAGGCGGGTTTCGCCTCCTCCACCAAGAGTTGAGAGCTGCTGTTGTATTCTTGCTAAAAATAACTGATAATGCTTTTGAAAAGCATCAACAGTCATAAAAGTTTGATCTAGAGGTGTTAATGGATCTTTATTTTTTACTTTGGTCGGCTCGGCAATAAGACCCAAAGAATTTTCGTGCAAAGATTGGCTTTCAACTTTAGCTGTAGAACTTAAGACTTTAGCTTTTCTTTTTGGTTTAATTTCTTCATTTAATGGTTTGACGAAAAAATCATCAAAAGAAGTAGAAATTATTTCTTCTACTTCTTGTTGTTGTATTTTCTTTTCTCTACTTACGGCCTCAAAAAATTCTTTGAGGTCTTTCATTCATCTTCAGAGCCGTTAAATAATGATGCAGATACTTCGGGAACCAATTCATCAATCTTATCTAGGGCCTTTCCGGATAGAATTTGTTTAATTCTATCACTAATTTGAGCCTGTGAATCATCGGCTGCAATTAAATCAAGCAAATCTTGTTCGTCCATTTTGTTATATAATAACTAAGTCTATTTAGATTTCTCCTCCCTTGGGCATTTTTGGTTCAATGGGAACTTTGCCAGATTGACCCTTTATATTATTTCCGGCCTGTGAGGCCACTACAGGGGCTTCTGGAGGGCTTACAGGGGCTTCCTGGGGTGCCATATTAGGATCTAACGGTAAACCAGTTTCGGGATCAATCGGGGCATTTGGATCTGGAATAATTCCATCCTTTATCTCCTTACTAATAATCTCATCTTGCTCAATAATTTCTTCATCAGTCTGACGAAGAATTTTCCGGCGTAGATAATCTTGCGAGAAATATCTTCCAACATAAGGTTCTGCCATAGTTACCATATTGAGCCGTTCAGTAAATAGCTCAGATTCCTTAAGTTCGGCAAAGTGATTATCGTATAGGAAATCAAACTGAATGTGTTCAGCCATCTTTTTCCAATCTTCTGGTGTCACAATATTCTTTAGTTGAAGTTGTGTACCCAAAAGATCAATAAAAAGTTGAGAAAATCTCTTGCGCAGTCTCCCCACAAATTTTGTAAATTTAACTTCATCTCTTAGAATTTCAGTTGAACGTCCCAGATTAAAACCGCTATCTCCGCCGATTCTAGTTTCAGGTACGTTTAGCGACTTATAGAGATTTCTTTTGAAATATTCCAAATCGGTTAATTCGCCGAGATTGCTGCCCGCAGGTAAGGTATCAACTTCAGTGCCTCTACCGCCTTCGCGTCTTGCAAACCAATAATCTTCCATAAGACTCATAAACTTACGGGAAGAATCAACTTCACCCGTAATATTATTATAGTTCATCTTATTACGATACCTTAACATAACTTCACGCAGGTATTGTTCGGCCTTAGGCTTTGGCATATTGCCTACGTCAATATAGAAGATTCTCTTTTCTGTGCTTCTACTAAGACGATAAATTACAATACTATCTTCAATCATTCTGAGCTGATTGAGAATCTTAATTGCCTTATTGAGATAAGAAAGTGTGGTTCCTTTATTGCGATCAACTAAACCTGATGTGCAATATGCAATGGATTCTTTCGTGAATCTAATTCCCTTTTCTGCTCCGGCTGACATATCTGCAGAGCCAACAGGATAGGTTTGCTTAGGATTATAAACAAAATATTCTTCCAGTTCTGGAAATGCCATTTCATTTGGATTTTGGTCTCCATATATTTTTGGAGCCATATTATCACGCTTTTGCTTTTTGGCTTGTCTTACAAAACGAATCTTCATGGAATCAACATACCTAAGGTCTTGAATTCCTTCAAGAGGTTTCTTGAAGTCAATTAGCTTATGATAATGTAACCTGCCGTCAATATACCAATTTCTAAATATTTCGTGAGACTTTTTATCAAAATCTAACATCTCAAGAATATGCTTAAACTCTCTACGAATTGAGGTTTTTATGCCGTCACTGGCACTAAGATTTGATAATTCAATTTCAACCGGAGAATCATTAGTATCTGAGACAATCGCC